ATTAATGAAATCAACTGTCTGCTGCCGAGTTGTGTGGCATTCATCAACGATTAAAAGGTTCAGCCCTGGGAATGAGCCCCTCTTTTCCAACGTCTGCGCAGAGCAAACCTGTATGCTTTCATATGGCCGGTAGCGCCAATGACCTGACTGCAGTACCCCGTGCGGGATATGGTATTTTTCTAATCGCTCGCTGGTCTGGTCGCACAGAATGATTCGGTCCAGCAGCATCGCTGCCTTGTTACCTTTGCCCCTGGTTGCGTTAAGCAACGCAATGGCCATCTCTGTCTTGCCCGCTCCGGTCGGTGCGTAAAGTATCTGTGCGCGCTTGCCCTGTGCAAACCCCTGGCGTAGCGCTGCCAGGGTGGCGTCTTGGTAATCCCTCAGTTGTAAACTCATGTTTTTCTCCGCTGCCGGCACACTATGCCCGCCGGCTTGGGCCTTGTTTATTCGTAGGCTTTAAGTTGTCTTTGTTGCATGGCAATCTGACGTTTGAGCTGCGCGTTTTCCAACTGGAATTTATCCCGGCTGGATTTAACCGCGTTCATTTCTAACTTCAGAATACGAATCTCTTCGCGTAATTGCTTGATCAGATCTTGCGCTGCTTTCTTTTCTTCGGCTGTCGCGTCCATGACTTTGACGGCCAAGCGGTCGGTTAGCGTTTCGTTCTGAGAAATCAGCTCGTCTACCATTTCCTGGCGGTGGTCTACGGCTGGCGGATCCGCAGGTTTAGGCGCCTCAATCAGCGGCGCTTCTTTCGCTGGCTTGGCTGGCTTGTCTTTCTTTTCGGGCTTGCGCTTTTCGGCAACGTTACCCTTGGGTGTAATGTATTTCCGGACAGCTGGCGCGCTTTCCCCGCGCATCTTGGCAACGAACGGCGCAGATACGTGTAGCTGGCGAGCAATCTCTGCATTGCTCCAGTCGCCCCACTCAAAGTCCTCCACAAAAATCATTGTAATTTTGCGCTTGTCTGCGTTGTCCATGGGCTGACCGTGCAGATTATTGGCCGTGCTGCCGTAAAACAATGCATCCCTTGGGGTGCCGGTGTCTACTTCGCACAGGAAACTTTGAATGCCGATGCGCAGGGCCGCGTGATAGCGGTGAAATCCATCGGATAGCCAGTAATCTGTGCCGTCATAAAACACCCGCATCGGGGGGAAGACTGCTCCGCCTTCCATGTCCGTGGCGTAGCGCATGACCGCCTCTTCTTTAATCGATGCGCGCACCTGGGTGCCGCCGTCCAGCCTGATTAGTTTCAGTTCTAGTTCTTTTCTTTCTAACATGTCGTTCCTTTAAAATGGTGCGTCGAAGCCTATAAATTCTTTGAGTTTTTGCTTGTAATGCAATGCTTTTGCTGCGTCATCCGTGCCCTCTTTGCGGCCGGCTCGCATGCTGTATTTGATGATGTTGCCTTTCAGGTAGCCTATAAATTCCTGGCGGTTAAGCACAGATTCCATGACGGCCCAGGGCTGGATGCCGATCTTGTGATAGTGGTCGCCACCCACCTGATGCTCATCGGCCGTTGCTTTTTCAATCATATTCTTGCTCCTATATATGTAATCATCGCTTTAAGCTCCGCACATAAGCAGCAAAACTGCCCATAGTGTCCTTCTCAAACGCTTTAAAGTTGTCCACCTTTTTGGCCACCTCTTCCAAAGTATCGTTCCTGATCTTGTTGGATATGGGATCAAGTTGTTTGATGATCATCTGCCGCTTGCGCCACCCCAGCGCCTTCTCCCATATGCTTAATTGTGCTTCGCTCATTGTTTGCCTTTCTGTATTCCAATACTTCGTTGAGTAAACGTTCCATTTCATCAGCTGCCATCAAATGAAATGGGCTGATCGGTTTGTGACTTGCCATTGAACGCATCATGCCAATGGTTGTCCTTGCTGTGGTTTCACTAAGCTTTGCCATCATCAATCTCCACTGGCCCGTTAAACATAGCCATGCCCAACTGACCAAGCATGACCGCCTTTAAACGCTCTCGATCTTCTTCTGGGAACTCAGAGGCAACGTCATTCATTATTTTTAGAATGTCCTGTGCCATTTTTTGTGGTGTGATGGCGGTCATGCTTGTCCCCTTGCTCGGATTTCATTTGCTACTCCAGTTCTAGGCATACCATTGCTATTCCAATTCTCAGCAATGTCGGCACACGCCTCACGCTCATGTTGTGCTATTAGCTTGGCAAAGGCTTCAAGTTCTGGAGTATGAATTATCCAAAAGCCATTTTGCTCAGGGTCTACCTTGTCTTTGTCGCACGATGCTCTCAGCATCGCAATGATTTCATCTTTTGTCATGCTTGCCCCCTTTGGTCTATTGCCCGATAGCAAACAGCAACCGCCTCGTCAACAAATTGATTGCCTGTTTTCCATGTGCAAAGTTTTTTGCATTCTGCACGCTCGGCAGAAGCGACAAGGTTGGCAAACTTGGCAAGAAACTCAGGAGTAGCGTCAAAGCCACCCGCCTCCCGCGTCCATTGTTCAATGTCTTCTCTGTTCATTTCGCCTCCAGTTGTTTCTGCGGTAGCTTGTCAATGAATGCCTCCCCAAACCTTACGCTGTTGGCATCCTCAATAGTCGTGTCGTCAAGCATCGCCTCTTCCATATCGCCGTGACAGTACACACGAAACCGCTTGCCTCCGTATGCAATGTCGTACATGGATTCCATGCGCTCAACAGGTTTGTTGCACACCGCACAGATCGGCACGTTATGCAACACCAGTTCGTATTTATTTGTGGTGGAAATTCTCATAAAACCTCCTCAAGAATGCGCCACGATTCCAACTTGTTGCCGTTTAAAGTAACCTCAACTGGAATGCCAACCATGTCTGCACATGAAGTTACCTTGGCTTGCTCCATTAGCTTTGCCACACGACGGCACATCTCGCCCCAATGTTTAGTCTGATCCTCGACCGTCCACTGACAGTGCTGATCCGGAGTGCGTGTCCATGTGCCATCAAAGTCACCGACACCCCAACCTTTACCGCCTAGCGTGACCGACATACCAAACATTGCACCGTCATAGCCGCCAAGACCAACGTCAAACTTTTGTATTTTGCCTAGCTCTTTAGTCATGCTTGTCCCCTTGCTCGGATAGCTTCTGCAATAACTGTTGATGGGTGCGGATAACCTACTGCCCACTCGTCTGAAATCTTTGCACACGCCTCACGCTCCTCGGCAACAACCATCTCAACAAGGGTCATCAGGTGCTTGGTACTTACGTGCCACGACTTGTACTCTCGGTCTTTGTCTATGGCCTCAGCCAACATGTAGGTAATCTGTTCTGCGTTATAGGTCATCTGGGTGCCTCCTGATTTTTGTTTAGAAGTTTTTCAAAGTATTCGTTTGCATCTTTGACTTCGTACATCAGCTCTACGAACTGCATCAGGCCAGCAAAGTCGCAACGAATCTCGATGTCTGTTATTGGCAAATCCTGTTGATCTTTTGGAATCAACCCCGCCAATACGGCGTGCGCAACTACGGCGCTAAGCTCTATGCTTGGAAGTTTGTTTTCATTGGTCATGAATTTTTCTCCTTGTTAAAATACCACTTCCATCTACGCTGCTTGGCAATCAAACTAAGCATTTCTTTCGTATATCTTTCGAGTGCAACTCCCATCATGTTTGCAACCTTTACGTCGGTTGCAGACAAAAGAATCTTGCCAACCTTGTCTTGGCCCCTGACCTTACGGACTATCACGCTTGCCCCAGTAACTTCAGACCTCGCTCCGCCAGCTTATCTTTAATTTCATTAAGACTTCTGCGGCCTAAATTGGGTACTTTTAGTAAATCATTCTCGGTGCATCTAAGCAGCTGGCTGACCGTTCGAATGCTCTCCGCCTCCAGGCAAGACCTAGATCTAGCGCTTAGCTCCAAATTGGCAATATAAACATCGGCATTGGCGTCACGCAAAGTCCATTGCTCAATGATGTGCCGTCTGCGCTCTAACATCTCCCCTGCAAGGTCATAAGACCTCACAAAACTATGCGGCGAAAGACGCAATATTTCTATTGCAAGTTGGTCCAGTAACTCTTCTTTGTTCATGTGTTCTTCTCCTTGAACTTTTCTTCCACTAACACTTTGAAAATAAACGTATTGAGGTGATCCGTCGTCCAGTTAGGCATCTGCTTGATGATTGCGTTTGTTTCACTGTTGGTCAGGTTCTTCCACCGCTTCTTGGCTGGGCGTGGTTCAAACACAGGCATCCTGGGGTCGGTAAAGAACTCAGGCTCATCTTTCCATGCTGCCCAGGTAAACAACCAGCGCCACATCATCTGCTCATTGCGGCAGGTGTATTGGTACTGCGCCATGCGTAAACATGCTTCTTGTCCTGGCTTCATTTGTCACGCTCCTCTAGCATGGCATCGGCCGCTTTATATGCATCTGCTGCCAGTTCGTAACGATTGGGGTGTGAGCCTCCAGCCAACAATGCTTGCATAGCTTTGGCTGCAAAATAATCCCGCAGCGACATGCCGTCTGTGTGAATTGAAAAGCCCAGGATCCGCGATTCATCATCGACCATGAACCTGGGTGTTGGGAATGCTGCGCCGCCTGTTTTCTCTCTCATGTTGATTCCTTTTTGTTTTCGTTTCTGATTGCCCTGCGCACAATTGTTTCTGTTACCCCAAATCTTTCTGCAATTTGTCGGTATGAAAGCCCCTGTTTACGCAGCACGATTGCTCGCCTTACATCTACTGGTGTTGCCGGCCGGCCCGCGCCAATCCTAGCTCCGCCGTGTTTTGTCATACGCTTCTCCTTTAAACTTGAAATCGACTATACACGTATTCAAGATACTTTGCAACAGGTTGTTCCTGTTTATTTATAACAGGCAGTACGTATAGCGATAGCAGACCCCCGAGACTCCCGACCTGTACCCTTTGCACAGATATGTGGAAGTCACCAGCCAGTCGAAACCTGCTGCTCGCGGAACGTCGTATTCAACTATCGACCGCCCGTGTCGTGGGCCAGACGCTGATTGTCGGTTTGCTTGGTCGTTTTATGCAGTCGCTACGAAACGCTGCGGCGCCGGGGGTCTATTAAAGCGCCATCGGTTTCTTGAGTACGGCCCCGACATTGGCCTATTAGCTAACGCGCTCTGACGAGTGGTGGCTAAAAAGCAAAAAACCCTTATTGAAAGATACGAGCTTTAGGCTTGGTTGCCGCATAAGAGCCTGCGTTGACAGGGCATCCTAGCTTTGACGAAGCCCGCTCCTTCAATAAGGGTTCGGGATGTCGTTTCAACGAACTACAACGGGTTACCAATCCGTTGATGGATGAATTGTATCAAACAAATGTATAGATTTGTCAATACCCTATGAAAAAATTGTTGGTGGGCACATGAAGCAGTGTGGGCGCTAAAACCGAACTAAGGAACAACGCGCGGCGCTAACCCGCTTACCACCAACACGACTGAGGACTGGCGCCAATCCCCATGCGTGTTGCCCCTGAGAAAAAAGCGGCCCCAGTTACGGAGCCGCAAAGCAATCAAAGGAGAAACGTAAACCAACAAACCAACCAGCCCTCTGGAATGATTCCATATTACACACATTTTTTTAAAACTTCAACCGCATCTTCAACAGAATTAACAATAAATAAATTATTACCTGGCCATTCCTCGTGGAACTTCTGTTCCGCCGCCGTCAGATCGCGGGCCGATGCAGCCTTGCTTCCATCTTTTATTTCAAATAAAAGCGTATGGCCGTTGTAGTAAACCAACAAATCAAACAAGCCGGCGTGATTGATTGAGCGCACATAGGCACCGCAGTCCCGCAGAAATAGAACTATTTCGTTTTCATTGTCGTCGCGCCTGGCTGCTCGTCGCATACAAAAGTCCTCATGTTGATTAGCGTTTATACCAGATATAAAAAAACTGTTGACGTACATGGACCTACCTGTTACATTCACACACAGAACAACCAGTCAGGAGAAACCAATGGATAAACCGGAACTTCAATCAATGGGCACGGCATATGAGCTGGCCACGTACTTAGTAGATCACGCTATGGACAAAGCAAGCGGCAACGGCATGCTGGCCTCTCTCGCATTAGGCATGGCATACGCATCACTGATGTGTTCCAACCGTGTCGCAGAAGAGAAAGCCCAGGCCCTGATCAGCGGCGTCTACGAACGCTCAGCCCGCTTCGATGCAATGGGAGGCTCGCATGAAACTCACTAACAACTACAACCTGCCCGAGACAATCGTCAACGTTTTAAAGCGCCCGACGTACAGCAAAGGCAAGGCAAACATATCGGCCACCGAACTACTCAACAGCCCCCGCGTTGTGCAGCTCAAACGCAAACACTGGGACGACATAGAAGAGGACGCGGCCGACATGGTTTGGTCCCTGTTTGGGACTGCTGTGCACGGCGTACTGGAACACGGCAAAGACGACCACCACATTGTAGAAGAGCGCATTCATACCGAGGTGGACGGCTGGAAGATATCCGGCGCCATCGACCTGCAAGAGTTGACCGATGCCGGCACCATTCTGTCTGACTACAAAGTCACCAGCGCATGGGCTGTAATGAATGAGAAACAAGATTGGCATTCACAGTTAAACCTGTACGCCTACCTGGTTGAAAGCGTCAAGAAAAAGCCGGTATGCAAGGCGCAGATCGTCGCTATCGTCCGGGACTGGTCGCGCCGGGACGCTAAGACCCGCGAGGGTTACCCGCAAGCACCGATTGTGGTAATTGACATACCCCTATGGTCATTTGAAGAAAGAGAAGCGTACGTAAAAGCGCGCGTCGCTTTGCACGAAGCAGCTTTCTTTGATGCAGAAACAGGCGGGAGCATTTCCGAATGCACCCCCGAAGAGATGTGGGAAAAACCCACTATGTATGCCGTTAAAAAAGACGGCGCAGCCAGGGCCAAGAGCGTTCACAAGACGCTTGAAGAAGCTCAGGCAGCCCTAGAAGTCGCAAAGACCAAGGGCTACGGCATCGAGGTGCGTGAAGGCGACCGCACCCGCTGCTCAGGATTCTGTCAAATCGCCCAGTACTGTGATCAATACCAAACCTACCTCAAGGAGAAACCATGAATGATGTTCATAAAGCATCGCTAGAACGAGCCATTAAAACTCTTACAGCTTTAGACTGTACCTTCGCCATTGTCGATTCAGCAAAAGAATTGCACGGCAGCCCCCTGACCGTGTTAGATGAGCTGGGTTCTACCTATGCCGTCATTGACTTAGCCGGTGTACGCCACGGCCTGGTTAGCGCCGTCCTAGAAAAGATGGAATGCCAATACGTCATCACCACTAAAGATGGGATGAAGTACAGCAACACCATTGAAAAAACCCCGGAGCCGCCAGTTAGAGTGGCCCGAGAATTCCCTCACGGTGACACGCGCGCATATGTCAAGTCGTTTGTTGGCTCCCTGCAGGTTGGTGATACAGTCTCCATCCCCGCAGACAAATATGGAGTGAGCAACATTCAAAACTCAGTAACTTCATGGTTTGTCAGCACGTACGGGAAAAATTCCTGTACTACTTTTCAAAACAAATCAACCAACGCCGTTGATGTATTGAGGATCGGATGATGCTGCAACAACTTAAACACCAAATCAAAGAATTTTTTATGGAAGAGCCGCGGTTCTCTATTGAAGAAGAACTCAACGCCCTGCGCCGACGCAACGAAGCCAGAGCTAAAGCGGCCATCGCAGAATTGGGCGAAAAGTGGATAGCCCACCCCAGTCACGCAGCACAAAGGATTAAACAATGAAACGCAACACGCAAGAAGCCGCGCCATGCTCGGCGCAAACGGCCTACAAACTTAAAGGTGTGACCTACGTCCCCCACTACCGCAACAACAGCGTGTATGTTGGACCTGGATACCCTACGCACAACAGGTCGCGGTATAGCGCAGACGAGCTGGTGCTTGCGGGCGCAGCCATGGTCACCGAGCTGCTGTGGGTGCGGGCCAATCACGGCATCTGTAACGAAATCAACCCATAAGGAAAATAATGTCTGTTCACAAAAAACTAATGCAAGCTCGGGTAAAGCTGCAAGCTACAGAGATGAAGAAGTCAGGACTAAACAAGTTTGCGGGCTACAGTTATTTTGAGTTGGGTGACTTCATCCCCCACATCCAAACAATCTTTAATGATATTGGTCTGTGCGGCGTAGTGTCGTTTGATGCTACACATGCTACCTTGTGTATCACCGACACAGAAGACGGCTCACAGATCGTTGTGACCTCTCCTATGGCCGAAGCTAACCTGAAGGGCGCACACCCCATCCAAAACCTGGGCGCCGTTTTGAGTTACCAGCGTCGCTACCTTTGGATGGCAGCTTTAGAAATTGTGGAACATGACATCATTGATGCCAGCCCCAACAACGAAGCTTCAGCCAAACCAGTAGTGCGAGCAGCGCCAAAGGCGGAAGAAAAGAAAGCGCCCGCCAAGATGGAAGGTGCCGACGCCCCCTGGTCGCTCAAGGTCACAGCCAAACCGGGCACTGATGTTGGCGAGTGGTGCTCATTGGTGATCGACATGGCGCGCATGGGCCTGACCCAGTGCGGCAGCGAAGCAGATGTCATGTCTATCTTCAAAGTTAACCGCGCAATCTTTGACCACCTCAAGGTGTCCGACGCAGACCGCTATGACGAACTCATGGCGGAATTTAAAAAAGCAAGAGCTAATCACAAGGAAGCAGCATGAACTCAATCACAGTGGCCGGAACCATCGGCAAAGACGCAGAAGTTAAAAGAATGGCCAACGGCGATGCCTTGTGCAATTTCTCCGTAGCAGACGGCCAGGGCAAAGACAAGCCAACCATTTGGTGGAACTGCAGTCTGTACGGCAAGCGCGCAGAAGCCCTGTCCCAGTACCTCATCAAAGGTCAGGCGGTCACCGTGTCCGGCACAGTGTCCGAGCGCGAATGGACTGACAAAGAAGGCAGCAAGCGCAAGTCTATGGATGTTCGTGTGGGTGATGTAGCCCTGCAAGGCGGCCGCCGCGATGCAGAGCCGCAGCAAGAGCGCCGCGCAGCACCCAAGATGGACACGGCCGAAGACCAAGACATTCCCTTCTGACCATGAAGACCAACAACTTTGAAGCCGTCAAGATTGCGATGACGCAGAATCGTACCGGCTACGTGTTGACCTTGTCCGTCCACCCCGACGACGTGCCCGAAGACATCCTTCGTGACTTTGTTGGGGCACGGTACCAGGTTGTCATGGTCCGGCTAAACGCGCAAGAAGAACCAATGAACCGTGAGCATGAGTACTCACGCGACCTGGTTCGCAGCGCCGGGATGCTGTGCCGTGACCCACTCTTTCAGAAGTTTCTGTGCCAAGCGGGCCAGACCTTTGGTGAAAGCGAAGAAGAAGCCCGGCAATGGATGCTGGCTGAATTCCAAATCGCCTCACGCGCAGAACTTAAAAATAACCCAGAAGCGGCCAGACAATACATGGCCGTGCAACAGGAATACCTAGCATGGAAACAAAGCGCCTAATCCCTTATTCGGTCCACCTGCGGGAGGACATTTACCATCAGCTAAAAGACGCCGCAAGGGGCCGTAAAGCCAGCGGAATCGTGCGTGACGCCATCACCATGATCATCGAGGGCGACGACGCCTTTAACGCGGGGTTTAACAAAGGCCTACGCGAAGCCATGAAGGTAGTGCGTGATGACGTTTGGGCCAAGAGCCTGTCTGTTCACGGCGAACTGATGTCAGAAGTATTGGCTGACCAGATCGCAGAAAAGATTGGGGGCGAAAATGGCAACAAGAAAAAAGGCTGAAGGCATAGCAGCCCTGGCGCCCAAGCCGCACAACCCATCTATCCAGGACATTACGATGCTTGACTGGTATGCGATGGCTCTCACGATTGCTTGGATTTGCACCGACGAAGATCACGGCGCGGAAGCCGAAAAGATCTTTGACATGGCAGAAGCCTTGATGGCCGAGCGGGAGAAACGAATATGATCCAAGGCCTTGAACACGTAGGCACTGACCACAAGTGCAATGTATGCCAGTGTGACTTCACGGATGATGAAGGCGGCATTCAGGGCTACTTCGGTATTCTGCCGGTAGCGTTCTGCCCAACTTGTTACGCAAGCATGTGCGACATGGTAGGCCAGCTGGATGACCGCGAATGGGAAGGGCTGACGAATGAGGAGATCGACCAGCTGGGCCTAAGTAACTACCGGCAAGTTGTGCGTGAAACCGAATCCAAGCTCAGGGAGAAAAACACTTGAACAACAAGCTAACCGCTAAGCACAGGCGCCACTTGGCTTTGGTAAAAGCATTACCATGTAGCGTATGTGATGCACCAGGCCCCAGCGCTGCGCATCATGTAAAGCAGAACCAGCAGTACACCGCTGTCGCCCTATGCGCCGAATGCCACCAGGGCCCGGTCATGGGATGGCACGGTCAAAGGCGCATATGGGCCATCAAAAAGATGGACGAGCTGGATGCTTTAAATATCACCATAGAAAGATTGCTGGATGAATCCATACAAAATAGATGAGCCTACCGTTATTAGTTTCTCCGGTGGCAGGACGTCAGCCTATATGTTGTGGAGGGTATTGCAGGAAAACGGCGGCCTCCCATCAGAGGCCAAAGTTTGTTTTGCCAACACTGGCAAGGAGGAGGAAGCTACGCTACAGTTTGTCAATGACTGCTCGGTGAACTGGAGCGTACCCGTGACCTGGGTTGAGTATGTTTCCCACGAAGAAGCCGACCGTAGATTTAAAAAGGTAACCTACGAAACGGCCAGCCGTAACGGTGAGCCATTTGAAGAGGTCATTAGGCACTACGGCAAACTACCCAACCCAATAAACAAATCTTGCACTGCCGAACTAAAGATTCGGGCGGTGGCCAGGTACCTTAAGTCTATTGGATGGGAAGAGTGGACTGCAATGGTAGGGATCAGGGCGGATGAGCAAAGACGAGCCGCCAAATTAAGAGCCGATAGGAAGGCCGAAACGCCCATTGCACCCTTGGCTATGGATGATGTGGATATCGCGCAGATAGAGGCGTTCTGGGCGACCCAGCCATTCAAATTAGAACTCACCACATTCAACGGCAAAACTTTGGCGGGTAACTGCGACCTTTGCTACCTAAAGCCAGCCGGGCAAATCCTATCTTTGATCCAAGAAAAACCTATGCGGGCGGTTTGGTGGGCAAAGATGGAAATGTTGGCAGCCACCATTACTGACGGCAACGCAAACAAGTTCAGGATCGATAGACCAAGCTACTCAGAAATGCTGAACTATTCCCAAAAACAAACCGACTTGTTTGACCCGGACGACGAAGGCATCGCTTGTTTTTGTGGTGATTAGTACTACAAAATGCACCGAGAACCGAAACGTTTTGGTTCTCGATACACTTTAGTTCTCATTTAAGAGATTTGCGTAGTGACTCAGCTTGCTCGGCGTACATGCCAATCAACTCTTTCAAGCGGTCAATTTCTTCGCGTTTGTCTGAGCCGGACAGTCCTTCGTTGGCGTTGACTTCGCGGATCTGTTTACGTATCGCAGCCATCTTCTTGGCTGTCTGATCGTAAATTTTAGCCAAAGCAATCTTGTCGCCCTTCTCTTCCATGATCTGCATAACTTTATCCGTTTGATTGGATTCAGCATAGTGGCGCATGTCGGCAAAGGCTTGGCTAATCTGACGGTTGTTCTCATAGAACGCAGTGGCATAGCGCGACTGGTTAGATGGCAATGACTTAACCAACCCCAGACTAGCGCGGTCCAGCCACTTGGCATCAGGATAATCACCATCATTAAACGGCATAACGGCGTAATGACTTGTAACCGCAGCCGTGCTACCCAGCCAACCAAAGTAGGCCTTGATTGCATAGTCCACCTGGACGGGCGACAGCTCGCCCTTCTCACCCAGGATTGCGGTCATACCGCCCAAAGCTATGGCCAGCGGGCTAGTTGTATCAGCTGCGCGCTCCTGCTTAGACAGGCGCTCCATGCCGGCGCTCTCAATAGGTGAGCCGGTAAAGCTATCTTTGTTGGCGTACAAATCCAGCACCGGTTTAAATATCTGCGGCACAGGATTCAAAGCAAACGTATCACCCAGCATGCGCTTGATACTGTCGCCAAACTGTTTGCCTTCTGCTTCCTGGTCAACGATCTGCTCCAGGACGCGCTCGGCCATGGTTCCAAATGCGCCAATTTCAAACGGCTTGGGTACACGGAATGCGAAGTCCATACCGGGCAACTTAAACCACCAGAAGTTATCGCGGTCCCATTCGTCTCTCTTCTTGTAGTCTTCGTCGTCTTTGAACATCATGTACAAAGCCATGGACGCACCGGCCACAGCTAGTGTGGTGTAGCCAAACGCTTCAGCTTTCTGCTTGTCCGTCTGCTCAATGGGTTTGCCGGTCACGGTGTTGTACAAAACGCGCGCCGTAGGAGTTACACCATCACGGCCCAGCTTATACAAGCCTTGGACGCGGGCATTCATAAACGGCACCACTTGGGTCACCAATCTAAACGCCGGCCACGAACCCTGCATTGAGAAGTCCAACAGATCCCTGGCAGCAAACGCCGCCTGGAGGTGCGTTAACTTACGCTCGCGCATCTGGTTGTACAAAGCCATACGGTTAGCAGCTTCAGATTTGTTGCCCCATTCCTGGTACTTATCCCAAGCGACGTTCAGGCCGGCTTTAATCTTTTCTTGGGTGTCCAAGATATGCTCACCCTTGACGCCCTGAGCCAGCAAACGCTTGATCAACCTGGACTGGTCGCCTTCATAAGCCGAGCCAAAGTTAAAGATTGCACCACCGGCCAGAGCAGAGATGTGCGCAGGATTGTTTTTATCCGTGGCGGCCCAGCCCTCAATCACGTTGGCAAATGGATTGCGCTTTAGGTCGCTAACAGCCAGCGCCTGGATTGAATCGCGAATCAAGTTGTTTACTTTGAAGCCGGGGGCAATCGTCACGCCGTATTGCAGTAGGTTCTTGAAGTCACGAGCAACATCCAGGAACTTTGACTTGGGGCCCAAGTAACCAATAGATGTAATGGAATCTAGCAGCATCGGATCCAGCACTTCAAAGTAAGCGGGCTGGCCGTTGATCATTGTCTTGACCATGCCTTTGCCGGCTTCCATATATTCTGGACGCAACGAACCATCCCCCACTACTTCCCCTGATTTAGTGGATACCACCTGACCGTCTTCCCAAGCCAGGCCAACTTTTAGGTTTGGAATAGCAGCGCCAGCTTCCATTGCGGCATTGAGCGTTGCGTTGGACGCCTGGTTCTTCATCGACGCTGACAGGATATGACTCCAGTTGCGCAAAGTGTTTTCCATCAGGTCGCCAAATGGTTTATCGCTCTGGCCCTTCAGCTCAGCACTAAACTTCTGGCTAGTTAAACCGGAAGCCGTGGCCGCGTCTTGCAGGTCACCACTTTCCATTTGTTTATAAAAAGGAATGTAGAACAGATCCTGGGAGAAACGCTCATAAGCCGCCTTGTCCATTAGGCCGGCGTTGTACGCAACATCCAGCACAGATTTATTCAAGGCGTTCATGTCCTGCTGAACCTCTTGATACACCTCTAAGCGGGGTCTACCATTGATTTCACCTTGCACCAATTGATCACGGTCAGCAAGCAGCGGGGCTAGATTGGGAGAACGCTTTTCAATAGGCAGGCGCGACTCACGACCCAGGGCAATCCACATCATGTAGCGGTCTGTCTCAGCACCGACGGGCTTCATAGCTTCAAACAAACCTTTGGTCTTGCCTTTGATATCCAGGGCGCCACCGTTGTTGTAAACATGGCCGTGCATCAGCAAACCTTCTAGCGCACCGTCCACAGTCTTTGACAGGCGGGCCATCATGTAAGCCTCTTCGCTGTAGTCTTTGATGGTGCGGTACTGGTCAGCAATACCTTGGGCGGCACGGCGCCAGAAGCCATCCCTCATGCCGGCAATGCGGTCAATGATGGTCTTGGTCTGGGGGTTAAAGACTTCGCCTAGCTTTTTAACATAATCCGCATCCATGTCGGACAGGGCTTCGCGGTTAATAGGCTCACGCTTTTGTAGCTTCTGCTGGGCTGCAGCTTTGACGGATGCTGCAACCTTGGCGGCCGTGTCACCCGCTTCTTTCAGCATGAACATTTCCATCTGCGCATCTTGCGAGATGATTGGCGGAATCGTCATGTCCTGGGCTTTTTGAGCGGCTTCATTAGCAGCTTCCAAATACTTCTTGAACGTTTCGTTAGGCAGGTAGCCAGCATTCTTTACCTTGGCATAGAACGCACGAAGCGAATCAGCCAAGCGTTTAAAGAACTGCTCAACCACACCCACAGGCTTGTCGGACGTTAAAGCCCAACGTGAAACCTGGTCGGCATACCATTCTTTAAAGTTAAACCAATACGGATCCATGTGGGCAGCCATAGCGCCTTCACTAATGTCCGTGGTTTTTGCCGTTGTCTTGGCGCGCAAAGAATTTACCAGCTCGCGGGCGGTCTTGCCTTTGGTGGACGCCAACCACTTGTCGTACTCAGCTTTGATGGCCGCCTGGGTTTCAGCTGGTGCTTTGTTAAACACCTCAAACTGGTGCATGTGGCCCATCTCGTGCGCCATAATTTCTAGCATTGACGTAATGCTAGAAGACGGCGTCATGGCAATGTAGTAATCTCCATTCGGCATCTGGCGCATCGAGCCTGCCAAACGGTAGTCCAGGGCGGCAGATCCAACGGCGCGCCACTGGCCCGTCATGTTGTGTGCATCTACGCGGGCATCAGGTATGGTGGTGATGTAGATGTTGTTATTAATACCCAACATCTCTTTCCAACCCTTGACCACGCCAGCAATTTTAGGCGGCATGTTTTTGGAAAACGCCAACCCATTTTTGTCAAATTTGATAAATGGATTCTCAGCTTCTGCCTGCGCGTCGGCAGTTTCCAGGTCCAACCTGACCTGACGCAACTCTTTAGTTTCAGCATCTGTTAAACCGTTGGTGCCTTGTTGCGTATCAATATCAAAGTTGTTGCGGGTAAAATCTTTGATGGCCACATAAACCGGATTGCCTGTTCGCTTATTCCAGCCGCGCACTAAAGCCAACGATCCGCGCTGCCAGACCACTTGGCCGTTGACACCTTCGGCGCCAGCATCTACAAACGCAATCTGCTCTGGCGTAGCATCCCGCAGCATGTACAAGAACTCACCGCGGTCGGAGTACTGGACATTTTTAGCCAGCACAAAACGGCCTATCTGGATGACGTCGTCAGCAGCTATCACGGGCTGCTTGGTTGCCCGGTCATAGAAGTAGGAGTGACGCAGCGGATCAAAGCTGACCTGTGACCATGCTTTATCTTTCAATAAGCGCTGGACCATTGCATAGGCTTCTTCAGGCGTAATGCTGACCCAGTTACCTTCCATCGTTTGCTGGGGTGACTTGTTGCCCTGGTCTACCTTGTTACCACTCTTGCTAATTGTCGGCTCAGCCTGGGTGGCCACCTTCATGGCAGCCTTTTGGTTACGAATAGAGAACCGTACGTTCTGTATGCGGGCAGCGCTTGAGTAACTGATGGGTGAATTAGGATTGTTTTCTGGATGGATAGCAACAACGCTACCTGTCAGACCCTGAGATTTAGCGCGGCCCAGGGCATTAATATCCATGCGCAAACCAACCGGCGTACCGTCAGCAATCGGCGCATTCATTTTGGATATCTGGTTAGTCTGCAAAACCAACTTCATGTCAGATTGAGACATGGGCCGCTCAGGGTTTGGAATCGTGCCAATAGGCATGTAGAAATCTACATACTCATCAAACTGTTCTTTGGTAATGCGGCCAGCTTGTAGTTCGCGGGCAGCCAACACAACCTGTTGCTTACGGCCTTCTTTTGTCTTAAAGCCTTCGGGAGGCTTAAGCTCGGGAGGTGCCCTGGGCTTTGCTGGTTCTGCAAAGATATCTGTCTGACCAAGAGACGCAGCAACATCAGCATCCCGGTCGCTACCTGTCAGGACAAAGTCAGCAGCAGCTTCGTCGGCTTTAGCTTTCTCTTCCGCCGCACGATCAACAGCTTTCCTGTCTTTTTCCGCTTTGATTGCAGCATCTTGCTTAGCCACAATCTCTTCAACGGAAGGTTGGGTTAGCTCGAGCCCAGCTCCCTCATCGCTCGGTTGGCCAGTATCCTGGACGCTATCTTCACGGCCTGCGGTGATGGTGTCTTCGAGGGCTGACTTGAAGGCTTTGTAGTAGGCTTGGACGGACTGGTTTTCTGTTTCATAAAAGACCTCTTCTTGAATGGATGCCGTATCAATACCCAGCTCATCGGCTTGAGCCAACAGCGCGCGCACTTCAGCTTGAACATCAGGCTCGGCAGCGTCGTAGCCCGTACCGTCAAAGTCAGACATCTCATATCCCAACTCTTCATCAATAGGGGAATACAGGGATGCTTCTTCTTCTGCTTTTAGGTAATCAGCAAAGCGCTTTTCTTCGTCGCGCTTCGTCATTTCTTCCACGTCTTGTGGGCGGTACTGGGGCTTCTTGACGCTGTCCGTAATCATCTTGCGGGCATCGTTCTGGGTTGCGTTCTCACCCAGGTAGCCAGCTTCTTGAAGCTTGGTGTAAGCCTCTTCCATGCTGATGCCTTTGCCTTCGCCGGCAAATAGGAATCGGTTGCCAACACGAATGTTTTTGTCCATGCCCAGATCAGACATTTCAGATTTAACCAAGCCGCCTTCGCTGGTGATGTACTCATGCGCAGACATGGGCACACCTGTAGCCGACGTCTTGGCCAGGCCTAAACGTTTAGCTTTGGCTTCATCAGCAGCAATCTGCTTGGGCGTCTTGGGTGCCAAGATGAAACCCTTCTTATCCTTTGTGGGCAAGACGCGCATTTCAGGGTAGTTTTTACGCGCCATATCCGCTGACTTGCGGGATTTAAATGGTACGCCGCCTTCAGTAACGGGCTGCGGTGCTACCGCCAACTTACCCTTCTCGTCCAGCTCACGCTTGGCAGCTGCGTCGTGGCCAATGTTGTCAGGGTGATTAAAGTAATCCACCTTGGGCTCTTTAGGCGTAACCACCTTAGCGGGCGGGATCAGGCCCAGCTCATCTACTTCAGCTTGCGTAAGCGACGGATACTCTTCCCGCACTGCAGGCGTCGTGGTAACGGCCGGCGTCTCTGGCGGCTTTTCCAGCGTTAAAGATGTGGGTGTGACGGCTGGTGTAGCCGGCTTAGGCTGGGGCGTCAGGTTACCCTTCTTGTCCAGCTTTAGCTCATATCCCAATTCACCCAACGCTTCACGCTGACGGGCGTTATTCATGATCGGGTCACGGCTGTATGCGGTAGCCATAATCCCATTCACGCGTGACTGAATGTCTGTGGCTTCAGCAGCCTTCTTGTCTTGCTCAGCTTTAGCCGCGGCCGCAGCTTGGTCTGCCTGGCGCTGACGGATAGACGCCATTAAATCTTCGTTAGCTGTAGTCCCAGCCAGGGACTGACGCACCTCATCAGCCCGCCGGCCTTCAGCAATCTTTGCTTCTTGAGCCGCGCGCTCAGCCGCAATATCTCTACCCGCTGGCGGAATAGGAACAACAACATCGTTGCCTTGTTTATCCCTAGACATTTGGTAACCCAGGGTAGCCAGCTGTTCATCACGGCGGATGGCGTTAAGCGCTGGATCACCGCTGTACGTAGCGGCAGCAGTAGCTTTGGCTTCGGCATCACGCTTAGCTTTAGCTTCTTTCTCAGCCTGGACGCGCAACTCTTCATCGGCAGCAGCCTTCTCATCAGCACGAACCCGAGCGGCCTGCATTAAATCTTCATTACGTGGGGCAGCTTGTTGCTCAAACAAACCAGCAGCGCGTTCTTGTGTAGCACGTTGTGCGTCCAGCTCATCTTGTCTAGCTTTAGCGGCGGCAGCTTCACGCTCACGGGCCGCACCCATGACATCAGCACCCATACCCTGACGGCCAGCAGCTTGCTCCCGGAACATCTCGGCGGGTGTTTTTCCGGTTAGGGAAACAGGCGGCTTGTATGCTTCTGGCTCAGGCTCAGGCGTAACGGTAGGTTTACGCAGCGCACCAGCAGCCGCACCACCCACACCACCAACAGCAGCAGCGCCAAAGAATGCCTCTTTGTATTCGCGCATAGCATCATCACCCTTGAGGGGTAAGCCTGCTTGCCAACGTTCACCCATCTGCTCAAGCACTTCAGTAGGCGCTTCGGCCACCACACCAACGGTAGCGCCAGTAGCAGCACGGACGCCGGCCCGTTTGGCTAACTCAGCCGCGACCTGCTGACCTAGAATCTTTTCTGGTACGTTACCAAACCCCAGCATTAACCTGTCGGCAAAGTAACCAATAGGCGCCGTAACCGCGGCAGTAGCGGCAGCTTTACCAGGCGCAAGGGTTTCACCAGTAGCGCCTTCTTCAGCCTGACGGCGCATGAAGTTACCAAACTGTTGTAGGCCATACGTACCAATACCCGCCACCGGGCCAACAATTGGGGCAAACGGGCCAGACACAGCAGCAGCGCCAATACCAGCGGCCAACGGCACAGCCATAGATGGAGCGCTTTGTAATACCTGCTCAGTCAGGTAGGATGGAACCTTCTTGGCCGCAGACAGTAGGCCCTGTTCTTGATATGCTTTTTCCAGATCAGCAAACGACACGCCCTGGGGTTTGTTTGCTTCCGCCTGCGCCTGGGCGCGAATGTCTTCTGCTTGTTTGCTGGCAGACTCCCGCATTCCCAGGGCAGCTTTAATGCCCAACCCAATGCCGGCAGCGCTTTCAGGCACGGCTTCAAAGCCACGGACAGCAGCAGCTTTAGCACTACCTAGAAAGGTGGGCTCCGCTGGTAGGGGCTCAGCCTGCCCCTGCATACTCTTGATGTATGTGGCTATTTGCGTGGCCGCCTGTACGTCACCCGCCGCATGCGCGTTTTGTAGCGCACGGTAAAGAGTCTGCATGTCTGCCATAGCCCAACCTTATTTTGCGTATTGATTCACTAAGTTAGCAATATTGTCTGGCAAATCGGGCATGATCCCAGCGCCACGCTCAATATCTTGCATGATAGCTTTGGCAGCAGCTTTTTTAGCAGGATCTTTAGCAAAATAGTATTGTTGCGCAGCGGTTTTATACGCTTCATTCTTTTCAACCAAGGCTTGACGCTGCAAAGTTACTTTATCTTGAGCCGTAGCGCCCCGAGTGCCGGTCTTGATGCGTTCAATGTCTTGCAACATTTTTTCAGCAGCCGCAGGATCTTTAGCCTTGAGCGCGCCGTATTGAGACAACAGACGCTCAGTTTCACCTGGTCTATTAGCAACCGCTGCTTGAATACGTGCAACTTCCAACGAATTCAAATTGCGCTCTTTGGCAATCTGCATCTGCACTGCATTGCTAGATGCTTGGTTAGCCAAATTAATATTACCTTGCATCTGTGAGCCCAAGACGCTGGCGCCCGTAGTAGCAGATGTATCGCGCAATTTGCTTAATGTATCGCCGATTTTATTAGCTCCGGCAATGCCTTCTGAGCGGCGGGCAACATCAACTGCGTTACGCAAATCCATTTCTTGCTGCTGCATCTTCAAATCTTCAGCGCGCTTCTGGGCTTGCATGGCTGTGTAAGCCGGGCCTAAGCCAGACAAACCTTTAGACTGACCAGCCTGGCCAAACACGCGAATTAAATCATCTAAGCCGGATGGTTTGGATTGGTTATACAAATCACGCGCCGCCTGGATTCGAGCTTCTTGCTCTTCACCGCCACGACCTTTAATACCCATAGCGGTTAAGCGCGCTTGGTTTTCTGTCAACAAAGATGCCTGATCCGGAGCTTTTAACGCCGTAGCGACAGCAGCGGCTGCGGCAGGATCGCTTAATCCAGGAATGTTTGGTGTGCCAGGTACGCCCACATTTAAAGGCTCTTGCACTGGACCCATCTGTTGGGTAGCAGGCTTTGCGGCTTGCTGCGTTACAGGTGGACGAGGAGGGGCAGGTGGGCGGGGAGGGGCTTCAGCCAACACGTTGGTTGCTTTGCTTTGGCCGTAAGGGATGATCATGTCTCCTGAAGCGGGCGCTGCAGCCATTAATTGCTTAAGGCCACCAACATCTTTGGCACCTGTTGCGGGACGATCAGCCCCTGCAGCTGACATTTCTTTTGCGTATGCAGCCTCAACTGCAGTCACGGCAGCTTGCGCTTTTGCCAGTGCAGCTTGCGCCGCTTGGAAACCTTCTGGATCGTTCTTGCGCTGAACCAAACCATAGGTTCTAACTTTGGCTTGAGCTTCTTTGGCCGCTTTCCTGGCGCTGTCTACATCACCACCAGAAGTAAAGGCAACAATGCCGCCGCCATCATAGTTAAACCGTACAGGTACGTTGGCTAATCCACCACGAGCCATCATCATTTCGGCATCTGGTTGCATCTCTGGCTCTGGCGTTCCCGCAGGTACCGGCCCGCCCATAGGCCGCTGAGCCATCTGCTGACTCTGCATCATTCGTTGCTGGGCTTGCTGCAAACCCATCAGGCCAGCCTTCTGTTCAATCTGTTCTTTTACACTGGGTTGCGGGCCCTGGACGCCGCCTTGCATAGCTCGCATTTTTTGCTCACGCTGCATCTGTGCCTGTATTTCGCCCGTTGCCAGCCAAGGCGGAATCAAATCAGGGGCAAATCCATCAGCAAATTTTTGTAATTGTGCTGGGCCCATGCCCTTGGCAAGCTCTTGTGCTTTAACGAGATTCATATTTCACCCTCAAGGAGTTTTAATGCCAAGGTTGGCCAAAGTTTTATACAAAGAAGCTAAGCCTGCAACATCAGTTTGCATTTTAGAAATAGCATCCTGGTTAACAGCAGTAGTAGAGGCTCCAGTAGGCAAGCCTTCAACCAACTTACGCTGGAATTCCACCATGTTAAATGGATATGCTTGTTGTTGCTCAAATTGAGCCTTGTCTGCCGCAATGCCTTCGCCTTCAATGGCGCGCTGCGTTTGACCGGCCGACATCAAATCTGACAAGGACTTCAAACCATAGTCAGCACTGTACTGGCGGGAAGCTTCGGTCGCCCTTTGAGTATCTAGGCCGCGCCCCTGCTCAGTATTGAACTGACCCATCGCAGTGTCATACGCCTTGTTGTAGCCTGCGCCCGTAATGCCTGCCAAGTTAGCGCCTAGAGCACGTTGTGTTTCCGCATCCATAATGGCTTGACGGCTACCGCCAAACGCACCGGCTTGCGTCATTTTGGCAGCGTTACCCATCTGCGTGATCTGGGACTGCCTACGTGCCTCATCAATCTGCGGCTGCAAAGCAGACATCAAGTATGGGTTCATGTACTTGTTAGCTTCAGCCGCGCCAAACGTACCGCTGGTAAACGTTGTAGGTTGGAAGCCGCCTGCCGCCACATCACTAATGCCGGCAAAGCCTTGCTGCTGTAAGTCAGAAGCGCCTGCTGTTAATGGCCCACCATAAGTTTGTTGGGGCGCATTAGCCAAAGCCGCGCCCTGCCCCAAGAAATTGGTAATGTAATCACCAGCCCACGGGGAAAGAGTAGATGTTTTAGATGTATCCAAAGGTACGCCACCCGCAGATGTGGGCGTAGGAGACACCGCGCTACCAGTAGTTCCGTTAAATCCTTTAACGCTTCCACCGCCTGCATACGCAGCAGCCAAGCCACCAGGCATAAACTTGTCAGGGTTGATCTTCTTGCCCTGCTTTTCATTGCCTGTACGTGCTTTACGAATGCGGGACATCATCTGATATAACTTGTCTGCGCCAGCTTCTGAGTTACCGTTCCCAAGGTGGGAGACAACGTCAGCCGGAATAACAAACTCACCGTGACTCAAGGCCGCTGGTTGCTTACCATCGATATTGGCGGGGATGCGGTCAGCCATACCATCTGTCCCACCTTGTAAATACCTAGCAGAAGCAATACCGCCAGACGCCATGCCAATTTTGTAGTTAGGATCCATAAGTTGCTCTTTGGTTGGTATGGCAGCTAAGCCAACAGGCTGGGTTGTAACCGTAGTAGTGCCGGTTTTAGCTGGCTCTGTTGGGTTCCACGGCATCTTCATTGTTGTGTCGTAAGTATTTACAGGCGCCGTATATTTAGGGACGGCCGCCAAAATACCAGCGGCTTGGGCGGCGGATGCTTGCTTAGCCGCTTCTAATGCAGCTGCATCACCCTGCTTTACAAAACGTGGGTCAGTAAAGTACTGGCGACCTGCCGCACCTGGACGGCGGTTGGGGTCGTTATACATAATCTGCTCCCGCACCGCATCCATCTTGGGAACTGGTACGTTGTAGCCACCTTCGTCTTTGTTGGTCGCCAGCTTATAGGCGCCAATGCCAGCGGTTAACAATTTTGCGGGGTCAAATTTGCCGTTAGTTTTGAGCAAGTCAAGCGCTTTAGAGCCGTATTTTTTTACATAGCTCAGCAGGGCGTTATCGCCGCCAGCAAAGTTTCCGGCCTTGTCTGTGAACCCGCCCTTTTCTGTGTTGTATGTAAAGTCAGTGCCCGTGCTATCTTTAAAAGTTAAATTGCCAGAGTCGTCTAACTTGTAGGCGTTGCCACGCTCGTCTTGCAAAAACCCTTGTCCCGCCAAAGCTTCGGCTTCAGTCAGGTCATAATCTTGTGACTCGCCTCCGGTAAAGTCAACAGTAGTTACAGTGCCGTCTTCGTAGGTATATGTTTCTTCTTCGCCCGTATCAGGGTTGATAACCGTTTCGGTAATTAGTGCCATCTTGAGTCCTTAGCGTAGTAGTTTTAGCAGATCGTCCACCGTCATCTGCTCCGCCAGCAGGTCATCAAGGTGCCCGCCGGTAGCCATTTTAGTCTTATCCTTTGATTTCTTGGTATCTTTTTTTACGGGTTCTTCTGCCAAAAGTTCCTGCAAAGTTGCCAACAAATTAAAGTCACTCATGCCACCTGCGTAAACAGGTTCATTTGTTTCAGTAGCCCCGTAATATCCTGACGGTGTATATACGGGAGTTGTAGTTGGTATCACAACCGGCGGCTTGACCACGGGTGGCTTTACGACGGGCGGCTTCACCACCGGCGGGTTTACCACGGGCGTTGTAACAATAGGAACGCATTGTTTTAAGTCTTCGTCATATACAAAACCCGGTTGGCATTTCTTATCGGTAACGACAAGTTCTTCAATATCATCATTCCCAGTGCCGCCCGTGACTGTGTCTTCCGTAGTTTGAATGGGTACACATTGCTTTAGGTCTTCGTCATACACATAGCCGGGATTGCATTTTTTATCTGTAACGACAAGTTCTTCAACAGTGTCATTCCCTGTACCGCCTGTGACTGAGTCATTGCCTGTGCCGCCTGTAACCGAGTCGCCCCCACCAGTGATGGTGTCATTGCCAGCGCCGCCCGTTACGGTTACGGTTTCAAGGCCGTCACCACCTGTAGGTATGATTGGGCCTTCGTCCAGACCTGTGGTGTCATTGCCAGTACCGCCTGTAATTGAGTCATTGCCCGTACCGCCCGTTACAGTTACGGTTTCAAGGCCATCGTTCCCTGTACCGCCTGTAGGTATGATTGGGCCTTCGTCCAGACCTGTGGTGTCCGTAGGTCTACCACCAGTTACAACTACTTCACCCTTGTCATCTATTTTGGTCGGTACAAAATCATTGTCAGTGGGTAAATAGTCAAGCGGCTTACCACCTTTTACAACAACGGTGTCATCCGTAGCGTTAACCATATCCAAGATGTCTTGGTTACTCAGGCCGCTATCTTTAGCAGTGTCAGTGCCAAGGGAATCAATATAGTCCAGAATTGAATTTAAATCCGTAGTGTCTGCGCCAGTTGTGCCGGACGTGTCGGTAGGGGTTGTAGTTTCTGTTGTAGTTTCGGTAACATTACCGCCCATGTCGTCGCCAGTACGCCCGCTAGTGGTCAGGCTGTTAAGCAACCTCATGTCTTTTCTAAAGTCAGCCAAACCTTGCACACCACCATCTTGGTACGCTTGCAATTCACCGGGTTGGTTTCTTAGTTTTAGTTCTGCTAAGTCTTCGTCAGACAAAGTGGTAATTGCGGGCTCGGTACTAGATGCAACTCCGCTAGAGCCATAAGTTTTAGCTAATCCAGTAACAGCATCAAAGATTTGTTTATCGTTACCGCTACCCAAAGCTTGAACAGTGTTTAAACCTTTAAGCACATCATTTAAAGATATGCCAGTGTCGCCAATTTGAGTACTACCTACAGAAGGAGCAAAAAGATTGGCAGCACCTGCTAAGTTTGGATTCTGTGCCAAATTAATAGCTTTGTTAACATCACCAAGCGTAATGCCTGTATCACCTAATTTCATTGCGCCAGCACTGCTTACACCGCCTTTTAATGCGCCTGCAAGAATATCTTGATCTGTTAAAGCGGCATTTACACCACCTGCTAAAGCACCACCAGCACCCGCTGCCGCTTGGCCCGTTAAGCCAAACAAACTATTGCCAAGCATTGCCCCGCCGCCACCCATAGTCATTGCGGCCATAATCATTGGGCCAAAAGTATCCCAAAATGTATCTGCTTTTTGTGATTTTTGTGAACCTTGAAAGACACCTTCTGGATCATAAAAATAATCCATGCCATCTTTTGACTGCATAAAACCACTTAAAACTGCATCACCATAAATAGGGGTGGCATCCATGCCTTGGCCCTCGTATCCAATAATAGGTCGGTCTTCTCTTGCCGAAAAACCTCCGCCTAAATCATTGGTAAGGTAATCAATAACGTCCCCAGCATCACCAGATTGTGTAATACGTTGTGTTGTTGCGCCTTTTTCGGCGTACATTTTTTTAAGATCAGCCAATGTTGGAGCGGCTTCAGCAACCGGTTGCTGTACTACTGCAGGTTGTTCGGTAGTTGAAGAAATTAATTCTTCATTTGTTGTAGGGGTACTAACATCCGGCGCAAATTGTTGCGCGTAATAGTCAGTTACTTGGGTGGGTGCAATCTGATACCTGTTGGCAATCATATCTGCCAAGCCAGCATTAGCATCTAATCCACCAGCACCCTTTACCGCTTCAGCAACTTGTTCAGCCGTAGCAGTTGGGTTCTGGGAAAACCACCAGTCAACTTGTTCTTGTGTTAATGCCATTATCCAACCTTCCAATTGGTTCCGTCAGAGTAGACGGGTGTAGCTACAGCACCACCACCAGCGACCGTTGCCCCAAAAGTAGGAGATGACGCATCCGTTACAAAAGACTTGGCACCTGCGCCAGATGTGGCCGCGCTTGGTAATGTGGCTACAGTGTAATTAGTTAATGGAAGCTGAATGCTTGATGTTTGTAGTTGATTTAAAATGGAATCAACCCTATTAAAATATAAACGAAGCACGTTGTTTACCTGCTCTTGGTAGCGGGAGTCATACACCGCAGGAGCAAGTGGCAAATTTGGCGACGCCGTTTGATTCAAGGCGTATTCTGAAGTAACGCTTAGTGTACTCATGAGTTACCCCTTCGGCCATCTTGTTTGATGTCAATACGTGGGCTACCTAACTGCCATGCACAACCAAGTTGGTTTGATTCAATTTGCAGAATCATCTGACGACCACGCACCCTGACATAGACCTGACCCGTAAACTGCTCAATCACTGCGGTAGATGTACGAACAACTGTGGCATCAGAGTTTCCACCTAAAGATATGGGATTGTTATACCCAGAGCCGGAGTTCTGCATGGGGATTAGCGTCATCGTAACTTGCGGCGAATCTATATTAGAACCACGGAATGTAATGTCTGGAAGCATGCGGTAAACAAACCCAAAGTGGTCGCCGTCATCAATGTCAAACTCAGCAGAACTTATGATGGCGTTAATGGCTACAGGCGTTCCGGTTTCGTTATCATCAACGCCTTGCTCATGGTTAACTAAGTTTTTAGTGTACGTAGCCGCCAAAGGATTAGCCCGCAAGCCAGAATCTAACCACGCTGTACGGCCCAAATCGCCGTAAGCCCACACGCCTTCACCATTATTTTCAAAGTAATTAAACGTGACGTATTTGTCAATGACAGTGCTGTTGGCAGAGCAGTAGAACCACCACACTTCGTTAAAGCCTTCATTGGTGCCAGAAAATACTTGTGCCGCTTGCCCAAAATTAATGTCTTGAAAAATGTGTTGACGCAAATCACAACGCAAAGTTTGTATACGTCCATCATATTTATAAAACTTATCCACACCCATCCAATAAATAATACCGGATGCAATAATGGGTGAGTTAAGAGAAATAATTGAAATATTGTCGCCCAATAACTGGGTAGACCATACGGATGGCGGGCCTTGATATTGCAACGAATACACGGACGCATCAGTAAACACAACAATTTCCTGACGGGTTTGCAATGCTGAAACGAATCGTGAGCCGTGAGACAATTTAGCGCTTCCAGCTTGATTGGTTGCGGAGGGCGTCCAATTTGTGGGGCTCTCTTGGTCAGACCAACGTATTAGCATAGGGTCTTGAATAGTGCTGCCATAGTCATTACAACCGAACGCAAACACAAAACGGCTAGCATCAGATACAAAAATAGAGTTTTGTATCGTAGGGACATCAGAAGCCCCAGATAGTTGCGTCAAAGGTATCCCGCGCAGTGATAACGTTTGAACACCAGACTGTGTGCCTGATGTGTTAATGACGGTAGAAAGAGTGTAAGTTAAGCCTGTCGGTGTACCAGCAGTTGTTACGACACCAGAGCCGCCCGATGTAGTGGACAACGTAAATGTTGTAGAGCCATTGGTTGCAATGATGTAGTACGTTGTGGGGTTGACGTAACCTGTGATTGTGCCCGTACCGCCAAGCGTG